TGGCGAGCCCGCCGACGGCAGCGTTGGCCTCGGAAAGCCGGCGGATCGAGACAACGGCCTCGTCGACTCGCCGCTTGTACCGCTCGAACGACTGCTCGCCAAGCCGGCCTGTCTCGTTGATCGCCGCGGCCGCTGATCGGGCTGCATTCTGCGCCTCGGAGAGTGCCCTCCCAAACTCGTTCTGGATCGACGACGAGAGCGAGGAGAACTGCTTCTGGGCACCGATGAGCGGACGAGCGAGTTCATCCGCCGCGCCGATGAGGCGACGGATTGCGTCCTCGCCCTCGCGTGTGTTGATTCTCAGCGTCGTGTTTCGCGACGCTGCAAACGCCCGCTCCAGCCTCTGCTGGGCCGTGAAGATTTGGTCGAAACTAGACCGGGCATTGCGGCGCGCGGCGTCGATCGACGCCTGCACGCTCTTGCCGTACTTGTTCCACTCGCGAGCGCTTGCGCTCAGTTTCGGCGCTACGTCCGAGACGTTGGCCGTGACGACCGCGGCGATCTTTCCGATGTAGTTCGCCATCGCCTCATCCTTGTGGCGGTGCCATCAACTTCGCCAGTTCCTGCATCATCTGCTCTTGCGTCTGCGGCTTCTTCCTTGCGGCCGGGATGAACACGTCCTCGTCGGGCACCCTCTTGTAGTTCCCACTGGCGGCCATGATCGTCCGGCAGATGCGGGCGGTCTGGAGCCAGGAGTTCGGCAGCGGGTATATCTGGTCAAACGCGGCCCACTCGGAGAGTTCCTCGCTGTCGACGGTGTTCAGCAGTTCCTTGACGCTGCGGCCGAGCGCCAAAGCCAGCCTCATGTAGAAGAGGCGCTCTGGACGCTCGGCGAATCGTTTCCCAGCGCCTCCACGGCTGCCGGCGTGAAGGCGTTGAACTCCCACGCTTCGTCGAACAGGCGGTTGAGCACCTTGCTGGACTTCTTGTTGAGAGCCTCGACCTCGTCGTTGGTAAACACTCGCTCGCCGGAGGCGTCGCAGATCGTGAGCACGAGGAAGCGGGTGCGGAACGCATCCATCTTCTTCTCGCTGTACGCCTGCTCGAACACGTCGCGGTCGGCGCCGCTGATCACGCGAATGCAGACCGCTCCGCCCCACTCAGGAACGTCGACTTCCTTGGTCTTGATGTCCTTCGCTTCGAGAATCGCCTTCTTCGACAGAACCACGGGAGTCTCCTGATCTATGGAACGAAGTCAGTCATCCGAAACTTCAGTTGCCCGTTCACCAGTTCGCCCGTCCTGGCTGAGACGCTGGCGCTTTCCAAAACAACCCTGCGGGACACGCTGTAAGCAGTGCTTGTGAATGTCAGAAACTCGTTGCGACCAACAAGCGACTGCGGGTCCACTGACAAGCCGATGAAATCCACTGTCACCGAGCCGCCGCGGACGTCGCCGGTAGCCGCCTGAAGCGTGTAGCCTGGAGGGTCGGTCACGCTCGTCATGTCGACGATCTCGGCAACAGGCGTCTCCACCTGCACAGAGGTGACGGTCGCCTGCACGCCGTAGAACGAGAATGTCGCGTTGTACGGCACACCGGGCATTACTACGCCACCCGAAACGACGCGCTGCCTCGCACCAATTCACCGACGGCCGCAACAACCTGAGACGAGACGCAGATTACTTGGCCGGAGAACGAAATGCGACCAGAGATCGACAGCGTCCCCGTCGCGTTGACGGTCGGGATGCTGCCGGCGAGGTACTCGATATCGACCGTCGCTCGCTCGTCTTCCGTGCGGTGCGTTTGATACACAGGCTCGAAATCGTTGACGGCGAGCCCCATGTGGCCGCCACCGACGAACCGCCGCTCCTGGCCGTAGTCGACCTGCACGCTCGTGACCGTGAAGGCCGTGCCAGCGAACGTGAAGGTCGTGCCGTGGGACGAAACGCCCGCCATCGCTTACGCGACGCGGAACGTCGCGCTCCCAGAGATGAGGGCACCGACGGAGCCGCCGATCGAGGCGGACGCGCAGGTCGCGTTGCCGCTGAAGTTGATCGGGCCGGTGATCGCGAGCGAGCCGGACGTGCCGGCCGACAGGATGCTGGTCGAGATGTAGTCGATCGTGACCTCGCGGTCAGTCGCGAAGCCGCCGACGAACTCCCGGCGCTGGTTCGGGCCGATGCCGAGGTGGCTGCCGTCGATGAGGTCTTGCGTGTCATTGACCTGCACGCTCGTGATCGTCAGCGTCGTGCCGCCGAACGTGAACGTCAGCCCCTGTGCCGAAACGCCAGCCATGGAAACGCCTCCTTGCGTGTTGTCTCTGTGTGCCGCCTAGTTGGGCGACTCCTGCCACCGACATTGCCACAGTTGCCTGACCTCGTAGGCCGGTGGCAACTGGGCGCCGACGGTGGTCGGATCGAGGAAGTCGTCCGTCTCGGACACCAGCCTCATATCTTCAATTCTAACCCCCGCCAGCGTGCCGGTGCGGTGATCCAGAGCGAGCCGGACGTCGTCTGCCAACTCTCTGGCGGCGTCGTGAGTCAGCGCCCATGAGGCGATCTGGATGCTCATCAGAGGCAGATACAGCGGGTTGCCCAGGGTGCCATCGCGGGCGATGTTCGCCCGCTTGTAGACGAGGAACGGGAAGTCGGTCTTCGGCACGGCGACGGCGTAGATGCGGAACCCGACTCGCCTCGCCACCGACGGGTTGCCGGCGAGCACCTGATAGATGTGATTTTCGGCTTGCAGGAGCATTTCAGCGGCTCAGGTCGTCGATGAATTTGGTCAGGGACGCTCGGACGGCCGACAGGACCGCCTGACGACTGTCATTGATGGCACGCTCCATCGGATGCTGCGCGGTCACGCCGCCGTAGGTCTCGCCGGAGCCAAGGAAGAACGGCCTCGTGCCGCCGTCCGCCGTTGGCACGAAGTCGTGCGGGTAGCCGCTCCCGCGCCGGGCGCGTCTGGTCGGCTCGTTGACGCTTCCCATTAGGAAGTAGTAGCCGCGGCCGAGCCTTTCAAATTGCTCGTTGTTGAACGTCCGCGAGAGCCTCTGCATCCGCCCAAAACGACCGTTGATCGCCTGATGCACGTTGACGTAGGCACGTCGATTCTGAGACCCCGGCTTCCGTCGGCCTGTACCGAACTCGATGAGCCAAGCGTGGTTTCCCGCCCCTTTTGTGTCGTTGACGTCCCATTCCTTGCCTTCGGCGCGGTGCGACGGGCCGGTCACGGCGATAGCCACGCCGTCGTACTTCCGGCGGCCTTCGCGTGTGAGAACCGAGTCGCGCAGATTGCCGGTCACGTTGGCGACCTTTGCGCGGTACGAGTCGCGGATGGGCTTCGAGCCCTGGATGACCGCCTTGACGAGAAGCCTGTTCGGGTCTGTCTCGGCCTTCTTGGCCGCATCCTCAAGCCGCTTGATCAGATCGGCCAAACCATCCAGCCTGACATTGACGAAGCCCTCGATGGCCTCCCTGCCGGTTACGCCGCCTGGGAGGATTCTCGCCTGTGTGGCATCAATCTGAACTGCCATCACTGCACCTCGCGGGCGAGCATTTCAAGGTACGTGGGATTTCCTCGCTCCGTCACGCTCGACAGTTCCATGGTACGGCCACGCCAGACGATGCGGTGGAGGTGCGTGACGTCATCCCGGTAGCGGATGCGGACGCGGTGGGTCGCGATCACGTTCGCCTGCTGGGCTTGCAGGATGTCGCGGCTGGAGAGGCGCTCCACCTGCGCCCAGACCGTCGCGACGGTCGTCCCCCACGACATCACCGACTCGCCGGAGAGACTCCTCGACTCCGTCGGAGAGAGGATCGTGACCCGCTCGGTGTATTTTCCGATGTCGATCACGCGACGCTGCCCTCGCCCAGGAGCACGATGTCGTAGTTGCCGCCGACCGTTCCGGTCACCGTCACGCCGGAGACGGCCATGCCGGCGGCTGACGGGTCGACCTGCACCGCCACGGCACCGCCGGCAACCGTCAGGCCGGCGGCCGGGAACGGCGCCCCAGCGAAAGCGATGCTCGACGCACCGCGATTTCGCAGATACCACGCCTTCACGGCCGTGATCGTCACCGTGACCGTGGCGCCGCCGCGGACGTCGGAGAGCGTCGAGAGCGACAGGTTCTGGGATGCCGCGGCCAGCGTGCGATTCGCGCTCCACGCGACCTGGGCCTGATTGGCCGCCGAGCCGTCCGCCAGAGCCTGGGCGTAGGATGCCGGCGTGACGCGGATGCCGCTGGACAGGCTCGACGACTCCGTCTCGTGGGCCAGAAGCGACAGCTAGACTTGTGCGGAGAATGCCATGGCTCAACTGCCCATCAGGTAGATTTCGTAGGTCTTTCC